CCGAGAGGGTCAAGGCATTCGGAACCGTTACGGACGCATTGCGGATCCGCGACGAAAAGGTAGCAGACGAAAAGCCTGTCGCGTGTGAACAGTGCGGTCAGGTGATCCAGCCCTGCTTCGGAATGACCGCCGGGCAGTGGGCCGCATACAGCAGACAGAAGATGGGGAAGGCGCTGTGCGAGTCGTGCGCGAATAAGGCGGTGCAGCAGTAATGCTGAAACTGACCGCTGCGAACTACTATTCCGCCCAGGCGAACAAAGAATATATGTCGGCATCCTTCATTAAGAGTATGCTTTCATGCGAGTCCAGGGCTATGGCGGAGCTCACAGGGGAGTGGGTTCCGCCTCCCTCCGAGGCCCTGCTGGTCGGATCGTACGTGGATAGCTACATAGAGGGGAAGAAATCATTCAACGCTTTCATCGCAGAACACCCGGAGATCTTCAACGCCCGGACCGGAGAGCTCAAAGCCCCTTATCGCCGGGCTGAGGAGATGATCGCAAGGGCCAAGCAGGACAAGGTGATCATGGAATATTTGAGAGGTTCCAAACAGAAAATTGCGACGGGCCTAATCGAAGGGGTTCCATTCAAAGCTAAATTTGACGTCTATAAAAAGGGCGTCAGGATCGTGGACCTAAAGACCACGATGAACATGGAACCTAAATACAAGGCCGGCCAGGGCAAAATGACTCCTCCTGAATACTGGGGATGGGACATTCAAATGGCGATCTATGCGGAACTGGAAGGAAACGATCTTCCGACATACCTTGCCGTCATCACTAAAGAGGATCCGCCTGACCTGTGGCTGATAGAGATCACCAAGGCCGAACGAGACGCCTGCATGAAGATGGTCAGGCCGCTCATCCGGCGCTACGACGCTATCAAGCGTGGCCTGATCGATCCGGAACCGTGTGGCCACTGCGCGTATTGCCGGGCGACGAAAAAGATCGGAGCCCCTCTGACGCTGGAAGACCTGAGACTGATGACCATAACCTGAGGATATACTATATTATATGTATAAGGAGAAATGAATATGAATAGAATTATCATTACCGGACGGCTTACAAAGGACCCTGAGCTCAAAACGACCAACTCCGGAACTGAGCTTGCGGAACTGTCTGTGGCAGTGGATCGCCGCAAAAAGGACCAGAACGGCGAGAAGGTTACCGACTTTTTTGACATCACCGCCTGGGGCAAGACTGGTGTGTTCTGCCAGACCTATTTCCAGAAGGGCGACGGCATCACCATTGAAGGCCGCATGGAATCTCGGAAATACCAGGACAAAGAGGGCAAAAATCGTATCGCCTGGGCTATCGTAGCTGATCAGGTCGAATTCCCCCTGGGTAAAAAGGCCGCCGGAGCATCTGGTGCCGGAGCGAACGCAGCAGTGCCTGATCCATCTCAGGTGGACGGAGACCTGCCGTTTTAACACGGTGCTTCGCTAAAGTGAACGGGGGTATATGAATGACCATACAGATCGATTCACGAGAGAAACGGCACATTATACAGCGGATCTTGGACTGGTTCGATGAGCATGAGATCGAACATTTCACGTCGAAACTGTATGTCGGCGACTATATGAATCTGGATAATCCGAGAGTCGTGGTTGATCGCAAACACAATCTGAACGAGATCGCAAACAACCTTTGTCAGGATCACCAGCGGTTCGCAAAGGAACTGATCAGAGCGAAGAAGGCCGGCGTGCACGTCATCATCTTGATTGAGCACGGCCGCGGGATCAGGTCTATTGATGACGTCGTGCTGTGGGAGAATCCGCGCCTGAAGGTCAGTAAAATGGCGATTACAGGGGAGCGTCTGGCCAGGATCATGTGGGCTATGCAGGATAACAAAGATAAATACGACGTGGAATTCCTGTTCTGCGAGCCTGAGGAAACGGCGTTCTGCATCACGGAGCTTCTAAAGACGGAATTGCGCCTCGGTTAACCAATTGACACGGGGATACAGTGTCAACATGCCGGGCGGTTATGGGCGAAACTGGTGATTGTCACCAAAAATGACTAACAAGCTTTGTTGAATACTACGGTAGACAATGTTAACGATAGCGCTGTATACTAATAGTGCAACCGAAATACCCCTGTTTGATACGCAATATAACGTACGTGACCACGGTATGCTGGTCGATGGAAGGTTGTGCCACTGGGGGAGTGTGGCGTCAGGGGTCCATTGGCATTATGGACAATTTGACAGAAGGAGCATACAATGGACACTACTACAATTATGACAGTGGGAGTCCCCCAGTTCACGCTGGAGGACTTCTCCACGGCCCGGCCCTATGAGTTTTTGGCCGGGATGACAGGAAGCAAATTCCAGAAAGAGTTGGCGGTACAGGCCGTCAAAGATCAGGCTGCAAAACTCGGATTTAAAGCATTTTCAGGCCTCTGGAAGGCATTCAATTCCGGCGAAAAGGCTGAAAAACCGCACGAAACCGGAATGGACTTCGGAGCGCGGATCAAGCTTCCGGACGGACTTACCCTGCGGCCCGGAGATTACCAGTGTAGCAAGGACGGCGTGGCGGTTGCTAACGCGCTCGGTCTCCTGCAGACCGTCTGCCCGCATCCAATCGCACCGGTACGGCGCTATGTCAATCCGGAAAGCGGCGAAGAGTATCTGGACGTCTGGTTCGCGAAAGACAACGGCGAGACAGTTGTCACCAAAGTCATTACAATCAGCAAGGATGACATTGCAAACGGGTTGACAAAGTACGCAAAATACGGAATCGTCGTCAGCAGAACGAATCTGAATCAGCTGAGCGCCTACCTGCTGAATGTTGAACAGGCCAACTACGACCGGATTCCCGAACAGATGTCCGTAAGCCGTCTCGGATGGGTTGGGGAGGACAACGACTTTTCTCCCTATGTAGACCATATACATTTTGATGGAATGGAAGATTATGGCAATCTATTCCGGGCTGTCGATACGTCAGGGAGCGAAGACGTTTGGGTCGAAGCGATGCGTAAGGTCCGGGCTGAAAAAACGCCTGCAAGAATGGTGTTGGCCGCCTCATTCGCCAGCGCGCTGATTGAGCCACTCGGTATTCTTCCATTCATCTTCCATTCGTGGGGAGGCACCGGCAACGGAAAAACCGTATCTCTGATGATGGCAGCGTCCGTATGGGCCAATCCTGCACCAGGCGAATACATCACGAGTTACAACAGTACTAACTTTGCTCTGGAAACTACAGCAGCGTTCCTGCACAACCTTCCTTTGTGCCTTGACGAGCTTCAGATTCAAGCCAGCCAGGGCAAGGCGGATTATGACGGAATGATATACCGTCTCTGTGAAGGCGTCTCCCGCAAACAGGGAACGGCCACAGGCGGCCTGAGAAAGCAGCGTACATGGAATAATGCGATCCTATCCACAGGAGAGCATCCGATCATCAAGGACCTGTCTGCCGGCGGGGCCCTCGGTCGTGTTCTTGAAGTAGAAGCGCCTGGCAAAGCGTACAGCGATCTAATCGGTATATCCAATCTGGTCCGGTGCAACTACGGTTGGGCAGGGAAGAAGTTCATCGCATGGCTTCAGGAGCCTGGCAACATGGACAAAGTCCGATCCATGTACAATGCCATCTATGCGGAACTCAGCAAGGACGGACGCGTAGAAAAGCAGGCAGGATCCGCCGCGGCTATCCTTACGGCGGACCGTATCGCAACTGACATCATCTTCCAGGACAACAACGGACTGACTCAGGACGATCTGATCCGGATCATCTCGGACAAATCTGCGTCGGACGTGAACCAGCGCGCGTACGATTGGCTATTGGATTATGTTAGTGCCAATTCGAACCATTTCGATGCAAGTACGTCCGGAGAGATCTGGGGCACAGTCATCGCTCCCGATCCGACTAAGAGCGCGCCTGGCGAAATCTACATGATCAAGTCGGTGTTCGACAGGGAGTTCGCTTCACACAATCAGGACAGCAAGGCGTTTTTGGCCTGGGCGCGCCGGAACGGGAAGATCCGTGGCGATCAGGGAAGGACAGATACGAAACGGTCCATTCCCGGAACGGTCGGACGGTGCCGCTGCGTATGCGTGCTGTTTGATGGAGAACAGCCTGAAGAGAAGAAGGAAGAGATCAAGCAGAACGAACTGCCGTTTTGAGGGAGAATCCGAATACTTAGAATTCTAAATATATGGCGATACGCGCGGTCGGTGGATGGCGTAGCAAACCGCGTAGATACTGTATAGGAGCGAGGCGCATCGAACCAAGCCGGACTGATCCGCATAGGTCACCTCGCAGAACGGTCATGGTTAATTCGCCTGGTGGAAGAGAGTGTGAACCGAATAGGAAGGGCATTGCGGTCGATCTGGAACGTTCCGGACCGGCCGCATTGTCTTGGGGCGGGGCTGGAAAATCACAAAATTAAGCAGGCCGAACCGGGCCGGCCAAACTGTTAGGTAGCTAACTAATCGGGTCCGGACCGTGTTGATTCTGTGTTGAAACGATTACAAAACTGTTACAAAAACGGGTCCGACCCAAGATTTTCGCCCATTGCGCCCCAAAAGCCCCGGGGCGCCCCAAAATTGCGGGGCTCTAAAAAGTTGGAAGAACGGCACGTTTTGCGGGAAAGCGCCTTGTTTTGGCTTGGAAAATGTTCCGATTTTCGGGTGCGCCCCAAAGCCCCAAGATTTTCGGAATATATATACGTGTATATAGAGAAAAATTTTTATGCATACATGATTTTTTATATAAAGGGTTATTTCAAATTTTTTGGGGCTTTGGGGCTCTAATATTATATTTATTGATGAAACGTCATAATATAAGGGATTTATAGAGCCCCAAACAGCGCCCCAACTGCGCCCCAACATAAAAAACGTGGGGCTCACTATATGGGGCGCTTAGAAAAACTGTCATTCATGTGTTATTCGCCTGGTAGGGAAGTGTGCTCGCTGACGGTAGCTTGTAGATCGCTTCGAACTGCGTCAGTCGCTCCGGACCGGGTCGCGTAGTTCGGACCGGGTCGGATAACCTCAGGCCGGCAAGCAACCATTCCGCCAGGCGCAAAATATATGAATGACAGTGGTCCATATTGGAAGCGGTAGATCGTTTTGTAGTGATCCTCCTCGGAAAGCGTTGTGTTGTATTTTGGCTGCTGTGATCTGTTTAGGACGCTCGGGGAGGGTGCAGGGAGGACCGTGCCGGGCCGAATCGACGCAGAACGGGGCTGAGACCGCTCAGATTAACGCAGAACGGGCGAATAGTCTTTGGGGTACTACGGATGCCTCCGAAACGGAAAAGGGCGCAGAACGCAAATAAATGGCCCTGAGGGCATACGATACGTTCCGGCCGGTCCGGATCGGGCTGCGACGGTCTGTTGTTGTTCCGCCTGGTTCCGTTTTGCTCCCAGTGCCGCGCTGATGGCCCTGTGGCTGCTCAGGATCACGCATAACAGGATTTTAGGCGAAGGGTATGCTCGGATATAGGAAAATTAAAAACCGCTTAGAACGCAAATAAATGGCTCAGAAAGGATATGATAGTTATGGCGAGTTATTATCAGACTGTTAGCGGGGCTACGGTGTATGTGCCGGATAGCCCTGAGGCGCCAAAAATTGACGCAGAACAGGCGAAACCGCAGAACGGGTGTCAGGATACCGTGAAGCCTGACATGGTCAATCGGCCGCCTCATTACACGCAGGGAGGAATCGAATGCATTCAGGCAATTAGATCGGCGGTAGAAGGCCGTGACGGATACGAAGGATATCTGACAGGCCAGGTAATGAAGTACATCTGGCGGTATCCGTTTAAGGGCAGACTGGAAGACCTGGAAAAGGCTCGCTGCTACCTGGATCGCCTGATCCAGAAACTGACCATAGAGGAGATTGATGGACATGTCATCAGCAGCAGATAAGCTCAACCAGCAGATGTCAGCCGGAAGGAACCGGATGAAACAGGCAAGTTCCGGATCTGTTCCGGCCGTATCGGCCGTATCAAAAGCCTTGGTAAACATCATAGAATGGATGGACTTGCCTCCTGTAGAAACTGACGCGGACGTCAGGGACAGACAGAAAGCCTACTTGATCCGGTGCACGGAAACAGGACAGCGTCCGACTGTGGAGGGCCTGGCTGTTGCGCTCGGTATCACGACGCCGAGACTTCAAGCGTGGCGGAGCGGGAAGGACTGCTCGCCGGAACGCATGCAAATGATCAATGCGGCCGTCCAGGTGATCGCGGCGCTTGACGCAGAACTGGTGGCGTCAGGTGTAATGACTCCGACGGCGTATTCATTCAGGGCGAAGAACCTCTACGGCATGAAAGACCAGGTGTCCTATGAAATCCAGCCGCTTGATCCTGTCGTCACCAAATCGCCTGAGGCGTTGGAGGAATACCTGAACGTGATCGATGGCAACCTGGCCGCGCCGGTAACGGATGACGCGAAGCCAAAGAAGAAAAAGTGACACCATCCCTACCAGGCGCAGAACGGGTGATCCTGAGTGGTTCGAGGCGGATCCGGTCGGATCGGACCGCCTCGGATCACGTGGGGCCCATCACCACATAATTAGACAGTTCCTCCTTTTCGACGTACTGCTCGACGGAGAACCGCGTGCGGGAGCCCTTGAATATCAAGGGTGAAGTGGCATTTTTCAGGGTTCCAAAACCGGATTTTTCGATTTTTCATTTTTGGAACGTTCCAATTTTTAAAAATTTTTTTTGAAAATCAAAAGTTTTTCGCAGAACGGCGGTTTTTCTGAATCGCGTTTTTGAGGCCCCGGTTACGATTTTTTGAGGGTCATTTTTGGTCAGGAAAAGCACCCCAAAATAATTTGATGTGGCAACTTTGGTGGCTCTGCCTGCCAGCGACGGCCTCCGCCGGCGCGCTATACTCGGCGGGCTGTATTGCGTTGTGTGCCGCGATTAAGTAAGCTGGTATATAGTTATGGCCCAGCGGGGTATAGGTGTTTAAAAGTCAAATAATCGCGCGCAGGATCCTGCTGCCAGGGAGATCCTGCTGCCAGGGATCTGGGCAGACAAAAAGGACCCGCGGGAAAACCCGCGGGCCCATGTTAAAATTGATATTCCAACAACCTATCAATATCTTGAATTGCTTTGAGATTTTTCGCGCGCTTTTCAAGCAATTGCAACCGCCGCCGCCTTGCCTTTTCTGCTTCCGCCGGCGGGCTATTGTTGTTGATAATATCGCCGCATGCAAGCAAATTGTCTTCTATGGCTGCATCAATATCAATTAAAGCGTTGCGATATACAATTAATTTACTTTGCTCCTCCGCGGCGTCGCCGCCGCGGAAAAAGCAGGATAACATGTTACTCACGGAGCACCGCCTCCGCGACATGAGATGCGCAGTCAATCAATACGAGCATAGCGACCGCAAATATATAAATCATTCCGCCGCCCTCTTTTCCAACAGTGCACGCCGCGCCGCTACAGCCGCGCGCGCCGCTTCCAACTCTGCTTTAGCGATGATTTCGGTTTTTTTCATTGTTTTTTGCCTCGCTTTCAATTTGTCTTTTTTTGGAGCGGAGGGTAACTGATATTTACATTTTGGGTAACCCACAATATCGCGTCCCCCTTCCCCCTCTAAGTGTATTATAAGGCATTTTTGCATATATGTCAACCCTTTTTTTAATTTTCATGTTAACTTTTTCTGTTTTTTGCGCATTTTTTCCTTGCAAGTCCAACCGCCAAGACTTGCATAATACTATTGCATACTTTTTTTCAATTTTTGCGTTTTCCGGTCTGTTTTTTGCCGTTTGAGATCTTGTTTTCACCTGTTTTTATCCACTTTTTACCAGTTGCCTTTTTCCCTGCGATTGCAACCTTTCCGCGGGGGCCCCCGGGGGTTTTTTCTCTTTCCGCCCAGGCGTTAAGTTAACCCCGCCTGCACCCGCGCGACCAGATAGAGTACTGCAAATTTAATTCTCATAATTTGAAATAATTTTGCCAAATAGTGCTTGACAATCTTGCAAAACTGTGTTACAATCGAACCATGAGAAAGCGGTAACAACGTCATCCGGATGTTAACGATCCGGACCGATCGACCCGTTTCAGGGCAGTGTAACTAAAATTTACCCTGCCGACCAAGCTAACCAAACAAACCAAGCCACCCAATTGAAAGGAGACCATTATGAAATATTTTTATGCGCGTGTGAGCAGCACTGAACAGAATCTGGACAGACAGATCGCTTCGTTCGAACAGTACGGAGCGAACGAGGCCAACACTTTCAGCGACAAACGATCCGGCAAGGATTTTGACAGGCCGGAATACATCAGATTGAAGGAAACGCTTCGGCCCGGTGACGAACTGTATGTAAAGAGTTTGGACCGGCTCGGACGCAATAAGGATGCGGTTCGTGACGAATTGGCCTGGTTCAAGGCGCACGGCGTTATCTTGCGGATCCTGGACCTTCCGACCAGCTGCATTGAGGCTCCTCCCGGTCAGGAGTGGGTGATCGACATGGTCAATAACATTCTACTGGAAGTGCTTTCGTCCATGGCTGAACATGAGAGGGATGAGATCAAAGCGAGGCAGGCAGACGGAATCGCCGCAATGCCAGTGGTAGAGGGACGTCGCATTTCGAGACGGACCGGACGTGCGTACGGACGGCCTCAGGTGGACATGGACGAGAAGAGTTTGAAAGCCGTCTATGAGAAACAGCGGACTCGCAAGATCTCTCCGGGGAAGGCCGCTGAAACGCTTGGCGTCAGTGTACGGACGTATTACAACCTGCTGGAAAGATACGGCTTGAGGCCGGCATAGCGCCCAAGGAAGCGCCAACCATCTTCCTTAACAAGTGCAAAGCCTGCATAGTGCTCTTGTTGCATGGACCAGCGGAACGCGCGAGGAAGCATTGAAACTTTCCTTACCAGGCGAATAAAATAAAGGGAATGTGACCGTGAAGGGTATGGGTCGTTTTGGGGCTGAAAGGTTCCGGAACGGCCCTCTTTTTTTAGGAAGCGCGTAGATCATTTTTGGATGCAGCGCCGGATTACCACGCTGCACCAACCAGGAAAGGAGAATCTATATTGTCTAAGGGTGAACGTATTTTTGAAGCGATTATGCGCCGCATAAACGGAAAAGGAAAACACGACGTCAATCTATATCAGGACGCGTTTGACACCTTAAAGCTCATTGAGAGCGATACGGGGCGCGTTCCTACAGACCTGTCAAAGGAGCTCAGATCCACCATTACAACGAATCTGCCAGGGGCGGACACTGACACCATGCTTCATATGTTCAGTTTGAATAAGGAGCTTCTGCTGTATGAGGCGCCGCACGTTCTTGACAGTTTCATGCTGTATTTAGAGATCAACAGAGCCCCGGAGGAGCAGTTCTGGCTGCCGCGGCGGTCCAAGCTTATGCCTGTGTGTGAGGCCTTGCAAGACCTTGAAACAGGGGATCTTCAGGAGCTTTTTCTCAGTTGTCCGCCTCGTGTTGGTAAATCAACTCTCATGGTCTTTTTTCTCGCCTGGGTGATTGGTAGGGACCCTGAGCGGTCGAACCTGTACAGCAGTTATACTGACTCAGTCGTTAAGCCGATCTACACGGGCCTGCTGGAGATCTTCACGGATAACGTGACCTATCAGTACTTTTCGGTATTCCCGAATAGAAAACTCGTCCATACGGATTCGAAAGACTATCTAATCAATATGGATAGAAGGAAGCGGTACGCATCCTTTACGGGCCGGTCCCTCTACGGCTCCCTGAACGGCTCCTGTGACAGCCGCGGCTATGTTATCGCGGACGATCTGATCAGCGGTATCGAAGAGGCGCTGAGCCCGTCCCGCCTTCAGTCTGCCTGGAACCACGTAGACAACAACCTGCTGACCCGTGCGAAGGAGAACGCCAAGCGCCTCTGGATCGGAACGAGGTGGTCCCTGTCCGATCCGCAGGGAATCAGACAGGACATCCTGGAAAACGACCCGGCCTATGCTGACGTGAAATGGAAAGTCCTGAACGTTCCGGCCCTGGACGAAAACGACGAGAGCAATTTTGAGTACTTGTATGGCGTCGGATTCACTACGGACTTCTACATTCAGCGTCGCGCCTCATTTGAACGTCGCAGTGACATGGCGTCCTGGCTCGCTCAGTATCAGGGCGTTCCGGTCGAACGTGATGGGGCCATATTCGAACCGTCTCAGTTACGGTATTATAACGGTGTGCTCCCGGACGATGTTGAACCGGACCGGGTCATCATGGTCATTGATCCTGCGTGGGGCGGCGGAGACTTCTGTAGCGCGCCAATCTGCTACCAGTACGATGAGGACATATATGTGGCCGACGTGGTATTTTCTGATGCCGACAAGTCAGTTACACAGCCCTTGGTAGTTAACGCTATTAAGAAGCATGATGTGGCAGCCGTGAAGGTGGAAGGCTCAAAAATGACAGGCAGCTACGGTGAAGACATAGACAAAGCGCTGAAGGCGGAAGGCATCTATGTGAATCTGCGAACGAACACAAAGCACTTCACCGGAACTGGCAAGAGAGTGCGTATCCTTGACAAGGCGCCTGACATCAGGGAGCACATGGTCTTTTTGGCTGAAGGGTCCCGCCCGAAAATGTACGCACAGTTCATGCAAAACCTGTATAGTTTCACCGTAGGCGGAAAGGTCAAGCACGATGACGCTGCGGACTCACTTGCCATGGTAATGGACTTCGTAAACGCGCCTATCAGCAAGATGAAGATCATGCACCGGCCCTGGTGACGGGGCCGGAGGAGCTCATGACATTTTCCTTACCAGGCGAAAAAACAATGAATACAGGTCCTCCACAACCACATAATTATGTACACAGTTGACTTCCATTGACAAAGTAAACGTGTATGATATACTGATCATTAGAAGAAATATCGCGCGTACTACTACGTTTTTTATGTTTTGGGAGGAATGACTGATGGAAGATATTCGCCTGCACGCAGAGGTCATTGCCATGATCAACCAGATTCTCAATGATGGCGACATTGCCGAGATCAAGCACGAGCGGTCTGGAATCGCTGTTGTGCGGATCAAACGGAAGCTTGAACATCCGCCCAAGAGAGCCTGAGAGCCTTTGTGGTAGCGTGGCGGCCGGTATGCGTCACATACATAACGACCATGGTATGGGTCACGATTGGAATTTTCCTTTCGTGGCCCTATTTTCCGTTTAAGGAGGGATTTGCTTGGCAACAGTACCTGGTTCTGATAACACGTCCATCATCACTAATGACATGTACGGGCGCCTTGACATATATGCCTCTTTTAACGACATCACGCCTGAGAACGTGCTTGAAGAGGTCAATTCCGCTGTAACGTTTCACGTTCGCAACATCCTGCAAGAGGAGTTTTTGTATTGGTATCGGCGCGGCGTACAGCCGATCCTGAACAGACACAAGGAAGTCAGAGAGAACATTCTGAATAAGGTGCAGGAGAATCACGCTGCTGAGGCGGTGGATTTCAAAAACGGCTACCTGTTCACCGAGCCGGCCACGTATCTCGCGCGGCGACGCGGTGTTCAGAGCAAGGTTAAGAAGCTCAATGAGTATCTGTATCTGTCCGGAAAGAGCGACGCTGACAATGCCGCTGCGGACTGGTTCCATACGGTAGGCAAAGGCGTGATCTACGTGGAACCGACCGACCAGGACGACATACCGTTCCGGGCTTATGCGCTGGATCCGCGTTCTGCGTTTGTTGTGTACTCCCTGGAGCCGGGTAATCGCCCAGTCATGGGAATTAACCTTGTCACTTCGAATGGTATCGCAAAAATCGATGTGTACACAGAAACGGACGTATACCATCTGGGCGGAACCGTTACGGGCCGGATCGTTACGACTCAGAAAAATAACGATTTCATCGTGACGGCCACGTCCCTGGACAGCGTCGAACCGAACGTGATTGGACACATTCCGATCATTGAGTATCGGTACAATTCGGTCAATATGTCATGTTTTGAGGCCGGTGTGGGTCTTCTCGATGAGATCAATAGCATCGTATCGAACGCCTGCGACGGTGTGGAACAGTTCATTCAGAGCCTGGCCGTAGCGGTAAACTGTGAGATCGATGAGAGCACAACGCTGGCCGACATAAGGAAGGCCGGCTTCATCAGCTTCACGAGCACCGGAGAGAACAAGGCCGAATTCAAGATCCTGTCCGAGCAACTTGATCAGTCTCAGACCAAGGTGCTCCTGGATCGCCTGTACGATCAGTTCCTGAGGATCTGCGCTATGCCGAACCGGTCAGACGGAAGCACCACCTACGATACGACCGGAGCGGCTGTCATGGCTAACATGGGCTGGTATCAGGCTGACGCTGCTGCCCGAAACACT